TTAATTTGTTGTTATTTGCTCCGTATTTTTCTTTGGAGTAAAAGCGAGAATCTCTTTTTTTCTCCATCTTACTGCTCTCTCTAGCTTATAGGGTTGAGGAAACTCCCCTTGAAGCACCCAATTACGAATCGTTGTTGTTGATACACTAAAAAGCCGTGCACATTCACGGGTTGTTACATATCTATCGCCATCATCAAATATCATCTCATTACCTTTCTATTTTTATATTACTTAAATGGGTGGGGGTGCTGGGAGGAGAGAGCACCCCCATAACTTCAAGCGGCTTGTGTCAAGATCTGTTTCAGATCTCGTTCTATTTCCTCCAAAAATATCTCGACCGCTTGATTCATTTTTTGAATTTGTTCTTCATCACGATTGATACGTTTGATCTTCATGCGTAGGTGAGCTTTTTGATCCGTAAAACGTGGATCATAACTGATAAAATCACACCATTTTCGTCCCGTACAAGCCATCTGAAATTGCATTTGTGCAAGATATTCAGGCTTGATCTGGCTATCCATAAAAAAGCGCATGTGATTTACGGATCTTGGGCATTTGACTTCAATTAACCCATCATCACCAATCAAACCGTCGGGGCTTGCACCCGCCATTTCTATTGTAGGGTGTTGGATAAAACCGCATTTTACAATATTGGCATCATAAATGAATCCATATTCTTGTAAGGCGTCGTCTTCGTGCTCTATACCCCAGCGCATATCTTCAGTTTCATAAGAAGGGCTTGCCTCGCCCGTTAATCGTTCTGTGATAAGCTTTATTTTGTAGTCTTCATATTTGCTTGTAGGCAATCCTTTTGCTGTTTTGCTCATGATATTATAAATGTTCGAGGCTGTAACTTTTCCCAAGCGTGCTCGAAACCATTCTGCCGTTCTTTGTTCCATATCACACCGCCATTTCTTGTTCTTGTTGGGGTGCTGTATATTCGATATCTTGAATATGGATATACTCGGCATCTTGTATAGGAGCGTCTATTTGCTCTGTTTGTGGGAGGGATTTTTGCGTTTCAGTCATTTGCAAGCGTTGTTTTTTCTTTAGACCATCTAGAACTATTTGAGCTTGTTCATAAGTCATATCATTAAGGCTGTTTACTTTTACAAAAGAGAAAACGTTGTTTTCTTCTGTTTTGGTTTGGTTCATTAACTCTTTAATTTGTTCCAGCATATCATGAGAGACTGGTTTATTTTCAACCATCTGATTGACTTCATTAATACGGGCAGCTTCATCTTCTTCATAAATCCCTGAAAACCCGAAAGCATAACGAGCACATTGTATAGTGGCTTTATGACGTAACATACGTGCAGGGTATTTTTGCCAAGTGTCACTTTTTTGTTTGCATTCGTTTAAATATTCCGTGACTTCGATAGGGTCTTTTATGTCTTTGAGACGAATGGCACATTTAATAGCAATCAGATTACCATCTTTATCGAGTTGATCTTGAAAGGTCATACCATCGAATTTAGAATTAGATTTAATGATCTTAATCCATCCATCGATAGAGACAACAGGGATGATCCCACCACCCCTTTTAGGGAGTGCGTATATTTCTTTAGTTAAAGGATTAAGACCATAAGTATTAGCTACAGAGATAAAAGCAGCAAATTCTTCATCAGAGAAGTTATGATTGATACATGTTTTGATAATTGTCTTTCGAAATTGATCATGAGAAAATCCATATTTGCTTGCCATTGTTGTTAAAGGAGAGTTTGTCATATTTGTTTCCTTGATTTATGCGCAATTGCTCTGTGGCGTGAATCACGCAATGTTGAAAAATTATTTGTTTTGGGAAAATATGGGTCTATAAAGACTGTTTATTTGTTAGTTTATATTTCTGAGATATGACGTTTCTCTTTAATGAATGCATATTTGTTTTTTCAGCTGTTCAGATAAAACACCCATGCCTTTTGTGGTTATTTTTGCAGCTGGTACAACTTTTTCTGTACCTTTTGTTGTTTGAAGGGTGTGAGTTGAACAATCCATAAGACCTTTTTTGATTTTGTCTTGATAAGGCAATAAAGGAGAGCCGAATGTTCTTCGATAAACCCATCCTCTTTTTTGTAAGAAGATAATGAATTCTCTAGGTTGCATTTCCATAATTTTAGCAGCCTCTGTAAGACCGAAGAGACCGTCGGACCGTTGTAAGCTTTCAAGAGCCATTGCTTTTGGTTTTAATTCAGCAATTACGATATCTTTACGCTCATTTTCGTTTTTTAGATGAGTTAATACCCCTAACATTACCTGAGGGCTTGAGTAGTCTATTTGTTGAGGTGCTGCTGCCTGCTTTGCACGCCGCTCGCATTCGATAAAATACTCTCTTGCTTCATGCCCTTTATCATTACGCTCTATCATGGAAAGGTGTTTAGCCATATCTAATGTAATGTGATATTCTTTCATTTGTGCACCCCGGTAAAAATTTACCGCGGTTATAAAATCTATATTTTCACAAAACTTGCACTCTTTAATGCGATTTTTTATCCAATTTCTAAATTCAGATTTTATCTCTAAAAACGCGTGCAATTCACGAGCATTTACAGTTTGAACGAATTCACCATCGATTTGAGTTTGATTAACATTTATTAAGTTTTGTGTCATTTCTTTCTCCAAAGATTAAAAGCTTTCAAAAGAAAGCGCTCCCGCCTCGCTGGCGTTAAAGTTTCTAGCAGTGAGAGAATTTTGCGGGGCGGTATAAAAGGTCAAATTGTTGTGTAGTGACTTGGTTTTTTAACTCCTCCCAGTGATCGATCATTTTGTCTAGCGAGCCAATGCTATAGCCAGAAACAAGGATTAGGCATTCGCGTTCTGGGAGGTTGTAGCAAGGGCGTGTTTCCCTTTTTGCGTCAATATAAGTGCCACTGAAATCAACCAGCCCAAATTTGGGCTCGTTAATTTCTTCAAGCATTTTCTTAATATCACGCATAACATGGCTATGTCTTTTACCGCATAATTCTGCTATCTCAACACTCGACATGGTTTGAATGCTTTGTTTATTAAAATGATTGTCTTTTGTAGACATAAGACGATTGTGCATGCTCCACCTCTTTGTTGTGAGACATTCTCATTGTGCTTATTTAATTTTTTGGATTTGAAACAGCGCTTAAAGCACTTCGTGCTTTTAGATCACGTCACTCAGTTTTAATTTATTTTGCTGCTCGTAAGTCCCGAAGGTTTTATCTTCATATTCCTGCTTTTTGAGATCATCTAAATACTCATCATATGCGTCACTGTGTTTGACAAAGTCATGAGGTATTTTGTTTTCAAAACACAGCCGTTCATTGTGTTCAATATACAATTCTGCAATTTCTTCAGAGATATCATCATACCTATTAGTTGATCGGTCTATTCGTAAGATTTGAATAGCGTTATCGCAATCATCTATAAAATCTAAGATCTCTTTTTCCTCTAAGAGAGGACCGGCTTGTGCGTTTCCGTAGCCATTTTCACACATAGCTAAGAGTATTTCATCGGAATTAATAAAAACTGGATTTTTCATAATTTCCCCTCCCTAACGCCTCTTGGCTATTGTTTGTGTTAATTTACATAATGCTTATACGCAAACGTATAAATAAAATCAAGAAAAAAATTATGAATATTTCACTTTTTTGCATTTATGTATAAATATTGTCTTTAGAATAATAGAATCAAAATCTTTACTGAGATTATTTCATAAGTGGATAATAAGATTTACGTGGCAGTATTGCAACTATTTCCCCAACCCATTTTATCTTAGCATTTTTAATGGGGAGCGCATTCCATGATTTGAGTACAACACCCTCTGAAGAACGAGTAATTTGTTTGATAAAACGCCTGTTATCTTCTATTAGAACAACAACTTCATCACCGTAATAATCGCTTATTGGTTTTGTTTGCAGATGTTTAACTACGATTAAATCACCATCTTTATACACGGGATACATAGAATCTCCACGAACCATGAATCCTATTGCTTCAAAAGGCAAATCAAATGGTATTTCTATTGTTTCAAGTCCGTCTTCTGGAATTTGCTCAACATCTGTATTAATTTCTAGTCCTGCTCCTACATATCCCATAAGAGGAACAAGTGTAGTGATTTGATTATAGCCCTTTAAGCTTTTATAAAGTTCTAGAATTGCATCTCTATGTGAACCTCTAGGATCTGATTCACTTCCCAACCATCTTGATACGGTTGCTTGAGTTACATTTAATCTCTTTGCAAGCTCTTTTTGATTTAGACCGAATTCAGATTGCAATACTTGCAATGTAGCAATGATGTTTTTTGTCATAATTAATTACTTATGATTTTTAAATTAAAAAAATCTATTGTTTTTTTATTAACTTGTATACAATTGCGTATACGGTTAATATAATGGATTCAATTCAAATGAACACAGAAGAAAAATTAAAGATTAAATCTATCCGAAAGTGTTTATCGCTAACACAAAAGGAATTAGCAGACCTTTTAGGCGTTAAGCAAGCTTCTGTTTGTCGTTGGGAACAAGGCAAAGGATTGTCATTAAAAAGTTATCTCAAACTGCAAAAGTTGAAAGATGGTTCTAGCGCTATGTCTGTTTTTATTGCTAGTCCTACAGCTAACAACAAACACTCACAGCAGCATTCACAGTCTTAAAGAGAAAGATTAGAGATGATAGATGTCCCACAGATCACTATAAGCAAAGTCCAGTTGATTGATCTTGTTAATAAGATTGGACAGAAAGACATATGTTGTACTATCCGCTCGCCTCGTAGTACAGATGAAATAAGCATAGATCCCTTATCAAAAGGTTCTCTTGTCTGTACGCTGCATAGTATCTTTGTGCGTGATGATAGAAATTATTTTCCGTTATTGCCGTACGATGACTTTGATCAATGGTTTTCATCTGTGTTTATGCAAGCTTTTACGGCTTGGTTTGATAATTATTTTTCTCAAGAGTTGTCATCTTTTTATCGCTTAAATGGGCTGATCTTATTTATGGTCTCAATCAAAAATAAGCTTGATACCTTAAGGGATGAACTCATTGAAAAAAGAAAAGAAGAAATCGAATTAATAGACTTAGCATAAAAATGTTTGCCTAAGTGAATTAATCCAATTTTTTAAAGTCTATGAGGTTGGTTTGTGTAGTTACAGTCATTGTTGTTTCTGGTTTCAATGGGGAGGTATGAGTAATGATTAAAGTAACTTGGGCTTTTATATCTTCTTCACGCGCTGCTACAAAAATAGGGATTCCTGTGTACTTATTTTCTGAGGGAGATATAGGAATATTAACATCGATTTCTTGTCCCGTTCGAAAATCCTTTGCTTCCTCACAGCGGCCGCGTGATTTGTGTGACGTTGGACTGGCATCAGGATTAACATATGGTGATTGTATTTGCCGCCATCGAGTTTCAGGCTTGTATATGATGCCATATCCAAGAATAAAGCGAGAACCATCTTTTAGCTTTATATTTAAAACGTGGATGACAGTTTGTGCATTGTTTTTTATCTTTAAAAAAAGAAGTGTCCACTTATCTTTTGTTGGAAAATGTGGGCCAGTTGTATATATGGAAGGGGGCAAACCCAAATCCTGTACTCTTTTGTTATCTAACAAAATTCTAATATGTTCCTCTGACCATTTTGCAAGATCTTTTGTCGATATCGCTTGCTCTTTAAGGGCTATCGTCTGTTCTTGGCTTTCTGCAAATTGCTTGTTTATCCATTCTCTATCTTCTTCTCGTTTTTTTGCAGCTGTTTCTAAATCATCTTTGCGGATTTTGGCTGCTTCTTTACGGTCTTTGCATCTTAAAATAAGCGCTACCGAAAGCGACACAGTAAATGATACCAAACCTGTAAGAAATATCTTTACCCATTCTTGCATCATAACTCCCCCACTTTTTTAGAATCGTTGGGAGGGTACTTTTTCACAAACATTCTTGCAAGACAGGCAATTACAACACGTTCTGTCATAGCACACATATAAATACGTAGAACCTTAAGGGGGGGCTTATGATCACTCATGCACAAACCATTTTTGTCTTGATCTAGGCACCAAGACTGGTTGGGCAATACGCGGTGCGGATGGTCATATCATTAGTGGCACCATTCATTTCCAACCCCGTCGTTTTGAAGGCGGTGGAATGCGTTATCTGCGCTTTAAACAATGGCTTTCAGAAATAAAAGCTACAGCAGGGGGCATTGATGAAGTTTATTTTGAAGAAGTGCGCCGGCATGTGGGTACAGACGCCGCTCATATTTATGGTGGTTTGCTAGCGACATTAACGGCGTGGTGTGAACACGAACAAATTCCTTATGAAGGTATTCCGGTTGGTACAATAAAAAAAGCCACAACGGGAAAGGGGAATGCCTCGAAAGAAGAGATGATGAGTGCAATGCGTGCAAAAGGGCATGCACCGAAAGATGATAACGAAGCAGACGCTTTATCAATTTTATATTTAGTTAAAGAAAGGGAAGTTGGGTATGGCAAATAAGAACAAATGGATAAAAATTAATGTGGAAAAATGGCTTCTTAATCTTGCTGAATTGCCTCCTCTTGAAGGCAATATTTACATGAGGTTGCGATTAAAAATGTTACATACTGGCAAACCTCTTACTAATAATTTACGGACATTGGCTGCATTGGCTTGCTGTTCGGTTAACGAACTTGCAGATGCATTAGATATTTTAGAAGAAACTGGACACATCTCTCTTTTGGACAACAGATATGTCTGGAGTTCAGCCGTTGAAGAGGAACTCAACAGTATCGAAGAAGATCTCGACTGCTTTAATGAAGATTTAGACAATCTTACCTTGCATGAAAACATGGGGGGGGTAAACATGTCAACTAAGTCAGATAAGCTACCCTGGATAAAATTTTATTTGTATGATTGGCTACATGGCACTTCTGGGATGACGTTTGAACAAAAGGCAATTTATCTCACGCTTATCTTATATATGTATGATAAGAAAGCACCGCTTAAAGATGATTTTGGAACGCTTTCACGCGTTTGCAATTGCTCACAAAAAAAGTTTGCAACTGTTGTCGAATATTTAATCAAGAGAGGTAAACTTATTCAAACAGATAGTGGACATTTGTGGAATTGTCGCGTTGAGGCAGAGCTCAACAGTATTGAAGAAGATCTCGACTGCTTTGATGAAGATTTAGACAATCTTACCTTGCATGAAAACATGGGGGGTAAAGATTATGTCAAATAAGTTACCTTGGGTACGTAATTTTTATCAAGAGTGGATTATGGACTTTGCTGGCACTGATGCAGCAGAGAAAGCTACTTATAGCACGCTCACAGCTCTTATGTATCGAGCCTGCGAACCGATTTATGATGACACTTCTGTTTTAGCACGCGTCGTTGGTTGTTCAGTGCGAACCTTTAAAAAATCATTAGAAAAACTCATTAGAAAAAATTAATTATTCAATTAGAAAATGGATATTTATGGAGTACACAAGTTGAAGAAGAGTTACTAAATTGCAATGAGAATTTAAATAGGCTTTCGGAAAGAGCTATAAAAGCTGCGAATACTAAGAAAAATAAGCAGAAAGATAACTCATCAAGAGAACGTGATGAAGTCATGACGACGTCATCACGAGGTCATGATGACATCATGATGAGTTCATCACGACAACACAATAACATTAACAATAACATATATAATAAAAAAACTAATACTATCGTATTAGCAAAAAAAGAAATTGATGAGAGCTTTGATCAAAACACTGATCAGGTTTTGGAGCTTGTGTCAGAGCAAAGCGAAATATCATCAGAAAACCAACCTCCCATTCACGAGCAAAAAAATGTTTTGAAAAAAACAAAACAGTCTCAAGCTCATCGCGGCGGTCGATTGCCTAAAGACTTCGAACCCGATTTTGATTTTGCGATTCAAGAGGGCTTGCCTCCAGAGCGAGTGAAAATCGAGATTGCAAAGTTTAGAGATTACTGGAGTTCCAAATCAGGAGCAAACGCTACCAAGCTGGATTGGCAAGCAACGTGGCGTAACTGGGTGCGAAACGCAAAAGATTTTAACAAACCTTCTCAGGGAGTAAATTATGGAAGACAAGGAAATGAACCAATCCACTGGAGTCGTAGAGTTGTACACGAAATGTCCAATCTCAAAAATGCAGATAGTATATACAGCTTTTTGTTCAAGGATGACGAAAGAATATCCACACCATTGGCTGCCCAATCAGAAACCCTTACCTTCAGAAGCGGAGAGGATTACATCAGTAGCCAATGAGGCGCTGAAAATGCTTGAGAAGAAAGCGACTGAAGAGGAAATTCACGCAGCATTTATGGTGCTTGCTAATGGTCTTAAGAGCCAGTTTTCAGATCAAAAATCAATGGCGGTTGCTTATTTTTATGCTCTTAACGGGGTAAGTAGCTGGGCATTAAAGCAAGCTATGGATGACGTTTTTAAAGGCAAAGCAGAAGGTTTAAATCCAACATTCATGCCTTCAGCACCGGAGTTTTATAGCTACTGTGAAAGGCTTGAAGATAACGTTCGAGTAAAAGCAGACTCTATCATCCTTAGCCTTAATAAACCAGAAGTTAAACCGCAGGGAAAGCTTATGTCTGATGAAAAGTTTGCAGAGCTCATGAGACAGATGAAAGAAATGTTTGGAGGTCCAAAGTCGGATTCAGGAGCTGAAAAGAATGTTTAAAACAGCAAAGTAGTGAAAACTGCTGATTGTTTTATGATGAGATATGCGTTTAAATCGACAGAAAGGCACCGTAAAAAGCGATTTAAAGATTTTATGATGAAAAACACATCCGAAATACAAAACACTCTGTACGGACAAATTTGAGGTAAATTAACCTATTAGTAAAGATGAGGTTCTTAAACATGGGAGTATTCGCAGATTTATTTTTAAAAAACAGTAAACGGCTAAGGAAAAAACATGATTTCATCTTCTCGTCTTCAAAGACGAGGAGATAGTTAAGCCGCGTTTTTTATTGTAATAACGACTTGCTTGCCAAGAACACTCAGTGTTTGCTCTAGAGTCTGAAGCTTCGTTGGATAATTTGGGTCAAGAATGCGTCTTGCTTCTGTTTCTTTTTTACCCAAACGATGTGCCAATTCTGTTTTTGTAATATTCGCTTCATTAAAGGCTTCTACCACTGCGAGCTTAAGAGCATTCCACGCATCTACAGTGACCTCTACAAGACCTTTATATTGCTGTGGTACGGGTAAAGGTAGACCGCGCATAGAATAGCTACGTAATGCTAACCCTAAAGCTTCAACAGCATTCTCTAATGCCTCTGCTCTATTTTCTCCAGCTGTTATTGCTTCAGGTACATCTGGAAAAGTTACAACAAAACCACCATCAGGATCAGTTTCAAACTTTGCTTGATAAGTATATTCCATGTTTCGGTCTCCTCGCTATGATCAAAATGCTTTTGAAACGAAAAATTAAAGCGGCTGAATTACGAATTTCATATTCCTAATTGTTTTTTTATTATTTTCACATAAAGTGGTGTTAATTCACCAGATTTTATAACAGTTGTTTTGTCTCCAAAAGTTATCAAATAATGTGACCCTTTGCCTGCATCATGAGCTTCACTATAATGAATACCTCTTCTTCTGGCTTCTTTGCGTAACTCTCTAAGCAGTGCTTCTCGTTTCATTTAACCTCCCCTTGAATTTCGTAAAACAAATATCGCACAAAAAAGTTCGATTGTCAATAATAAATCAGGCAAAAAAGCCTTGCCTTTTTATAACACAGCTATTGAGTGAGTTTATCAAATAAAATTATAATGCAATACTTTAAAAAATAGTGATTAATAAATTGAAATATTTGAATAAATAAACAAATTGTGCTATGGTCTTTTTATATATTTAAATACAAGTTTAAGGTCATTAAAAACATGCTAAATAAAGTGATGTTAATCGGACGCCTTGGTGCTAATCCCGAAAGAAAAATCATGACTTCTGGAGCAGAAGTAGTCAATTTTAGTATAGCGACTTCTGAAAGCTATACTGATAAAAAGACCAATCAAAAAATAGATAAAACGGAATGGCATTCCATTGTCGTTTTTAATCCACATTTGGCAAAAATTGCTCTTCAATACTTACACAAGGGTTCAAAGGTCTATGTTGAGGGGCAATTACAAACCCGTAAATGGCAAGATAAAAGTGGTAACAATCATTCTAGCACAGAGATTGTTTTAAAGGCATTTCATGGTGAGATTATGCTTTTAGAAAAGTTGGGACAAAGCAGTCTAGGTGCAAGAAATGATCAGCCAGCAGGGGGCATTCATTCCACAATGGCACATACCTCATCACATAATTCTTTTGAGAATGCAATCCCATTTTAAGCTGATTTAAATAGGGAAGAATATGAAAACAAAAGCAGCAAAATTACGTGCCAAGAGGAAGACGAGGCGGAATAAGCTTGAGAGCAATCGACGCGAGCCAAGTGAGCAGCTGTCAAGGGCAAACAAATCATTGGATAAAACGGCTCTTGAAACAAGGGCGAGGTTAATGGGTTTAAGCCTTGAACAGGCGAGAGACCCACGTTCTGCTACCAATTTAGGCAGGTTAGTGCTCTTAAACGAAAAGGAACCAGGTAAGGGCATTACACCGGATCAATATGACGCTGCTCAAAAATACCTCCATGTGGTGAATGAATATAAGCAAGCACTCCTTTCACCCGGAGCAGAATGGGAAAAAGGAGTCGTTTTACTGAATGATAATGGTGAATATGAAAAATGGTATCAGCGGGCACTTCAGCGTTATGATGATGTTAATAAGGCGCTTATAGAGGGGCAAAGAGACAATCCTCATGCAAACTTCGAGATTATTATAAAGTATGTGATCTTACGTGATATTGCTATGTCTCATTACATGGTCGATTTACGTCTTTTATGTGATATTCTCTATAGACATTTCAATCCACAAGAGATCAATATAACAAAGGAAAAGGCTTATATATGGCGGTCGTCTATTATGCGATAGCGTCAAGACCTTTATGTTCAGCGAGTACCAATAACTTTAAGGTGCCACCATCAGGTTTTCTTTCACCGCGTTCGCATTTACTAATAAAGCTTACTGATACGTTCAAATAATCAGCAAGAATGGCTTGACTTACTTTTTCACGTTCACGCAATTTACGCAGCTGTTCCGGTGTAAATTCATGAATGGGTGTTAGCATATTTTTATCAAATTTACGCAGTGTCTTTTTGTCTATTGCACCACTCTCGAAGAGTGCAGACGCGAGTTCTTGAATGGTGTCATCAACACTGTTAAGCTGGTCATTCTTTTTTTTCATTTTGAACCTCTGTAAATTTTCGAGTGATAAGCGGTTATCAATCTCAAAGCTTATTGTCGCAAAGCCGTTCTTTTTGAAAAATTTCGTGAACGATATAAGTTTAAAAACCCGAATTTTTTAAAATTTTTCACATAATATATGACTTATTTTTATATTTTAAGGTTTTTCTTACTTGACTTTGCGAAAAAATTTAATTAAAATGCAATTAATCATACGGGGGAGTTGTGTCTAATTTTATGTGAGCAGGAATTCAGTCCTGCTTTTTTGATTCAATCGTCCCGTTTTCTTATTTAAAACTCCTTGTGTTTTTCGTTTTTTATTTGTCAATACCCCCCCTAACTCCTCAATCTTAGTTCCAATTACGGCTAGGAAAGAGGAGTTTTTTTGATAGTGAATAAAATAGAATTTTTCTATGTGGCTTAGAGTCTTGTTTTTTGAGCAAGCAGGCCATTTCGTGTTGTTAATACCAAAGATCATTCATTGGCTTATTTTAAGAGGAGCAAAAATGAAAGCAGTTATCACGAAACCCATGTGTGTTGTTGCTGATAATAAAAGTACGGTTCGTTTTGAAACTTCAACTCCCAATAATCCATTTGTTGAGATTTCTAATCAAGTCTACGCACGTCTCAAGCGTGCAAATGCTGCTAAACCTTTTGTTGATGTCAAAACAAAAATAAAACCCGACAAAACAATTGAACACATTAAGCAAGTAGAAAAAGAACCCAACCAAATAGCATCTGAAACAGTGACAGAGGAAACCTCTCTCGAAAAACCAAAAGCATCTAAAGCTTCCAAGCCATCAACATCTACCCCAAAAAAGGCTTAAAAGTTGAAATTAATCATCCGCCAAAAATGGTATCTTCAACAGGTTGAAAAGACCTTTACCAGTTTGCAAGCACCGCGTCTTCATTGGGCTTTGCGCAATGCTCTTAATACTTCAGCAAAGCAGGTTGAGCGTTTTGCCGAAAAGCAAGTTGCTGACATGACCTCAGCCAAGTTAAAGCGTGTGAAGCGAGGAGTTTATATTAAAGAAAAAGCGACAGCAAGGTTTCTTGAGACAGATATCATTGGTTCTGGAACACCGATACCTCTTAAATTTTTTAAAGCCAGAGAAACAAAGCGCGGTGTCGTTTACACAATGTTTGGAAAAAGAGCAATTCTTCCCCATGGTTTTATCAAGGGAGGCAGTTTTCCAAAGCGCGTTGAATTGAAAATGGGAGGGAATGTGTTTCAAAGAGATGATGGAGACCAATTTCCCATTGCAAAACAAGAAGGACCTTCAATTGCTAAAGTTATGTCAAAGCCAGAGATTGCAAATGCTATTGCACAATATGCCAATGAAAGATTAACCAAAAATATACAGAGACAACTTTCTCGTCAAGAATACGCTGCTAATAAAAAAGGCTAGATCATGTTCTCAAGCTTTATCTATATCTTACATATCCTTATGAGTTTAGACATTCCATATTCTTATAGCAATTTTAAAAACAGATTATCACCTACGCTTTATTTTTTTCATAAAAAAGTCAATAAAATCAATTCAAAAGGTACTTCCCAGCGGGTTGGCTTCGTTGCGGGGCAGGCTAGCGCGAACTATCGCTAGCGACAGAATTTTAAAATTGACTGTACATTGTACACATAACATATTGATAAATAACAAATTTAATGTGTACTCATATACAGACTGTACAATAGTAGATTATTTTTTAGAAAAAAGTTTTTTGTCACTTGACAATAAACTACTAATATGAATAATCGAATCAGGTGCCTCAAAAACGCCTTCAAGTACCAAGCGGATTGATTGCCGAAATAATCAATCTTCTGAACATTAAAGATTTTGACTCATTATATGTGGTAGCATATAAAGGTCTTGTCGGGTGTGGTTGTGCTATAAAATACCTTCGCAGGGAAAGCATAACGACGGACTTGGTACCGTGTTTTTGAGCACCCGGCACTCTTTTGAGCGTCAATCAAAAACATCTATTACCAAGGAGTTCATTATGAACACACTTATAGAAATATCAGAACAGGTTATTGATCAAGAAACTGTTCAAACCGTCAATGCTCGTGATTTACATGCATTTTTGGAGATAAAAGCCCGCTTTAATGACTGGATTAAAAACCGCATTAAAGAATGTAAGTTTATGGAAAATATAAGCTTTATAACGCTTACTAAAAATTTAGTAAGCGGTGGAAAGGTAAAAGAGTATCACATTACCTTAGACATGGCTAAACACCTTTCCATGATAGAGCGTAATAATAAAGGACATGAAGCCAGAGAATATTTTATCAAATGTGAACGGCTTTTGAAACAAGTAACAACACCACAAGTTGATTACTCCAAACCTGAAGCATTACTTGGTGTCTTGAATCACCTACAAAGTCAAATCGAGCAAAAGGATTATGCCATTGCCGAATTGCAACCAAAAGCAGAGGCTTTAAAAGGTCTAAAACGCTCTGATGGTCTGTTTGGTTTGATTGAAGCAGCAAAGATGTTAGAAGTGCGACCAAAGGATTTAACCGATTATTTGCGTAAACATGACTGGGTTTATCGGCGTGCTCCAGGGGCGCCTCTGTTACCTTATCAGGATAAAATCAAGAAAGGTTTTATGGACTGCCCTGCTATCACCATTCAAAGACCTGATGGTACAGAAAAGGTGCTCCCTTCAACGAAAATCACATCTAGAGGATTGGCATGTTTGAGAGAGCAAATTCAGGGAGGTGTGCAATGAAGATAGATACTAATTTTTTGTGTGATTTATGGATGGCATTATCTCAATTTTCTAGACATGAAAATATGAATGATAAAGATTGTACTGCTTTGGTTGACACTATGAGTGTGATAGAAAAAGCTTTAATTTTAAAACTTCAAGATGAGATGCCAAGTATACTTAAAATCTTAACAGTTCTAACGGATTTTGGTGATTCAGAGTTACCGCATAGCATGGATTCTTTATTGCGCGCTTATGAACCGAACTTCGAGAGCCCTATTAAAAAGGTTGCTTAAGTAAAAACAGAAATTGCCTTCCCGTTCTCAAAAATGGGGAGGTGGTTAAGCTATACATTCAAATTTATTAATTTTGGCAAATTCATCTGCTTTTTCGGTTTGTAAAATATGAACATCATAAGCAGCTTGCATATTAAGCCAAAATTCAGCTGTAGTATCAAAAAAATAGGCTAATCGTAGTGCCGTATCAGGAGTTATTGGACTATTTTCCGCAACAATACGTTCTATCCTCGTGCGTGGAACATTCAATGCTTTTGCAAGGGCATAAGCAGAGAGAGCATATTCTTTTAAATATTCTTCCCGTAAAATTTCTCCGGGATGAATTGCTACATAATTTTTCATCTCTACCTCCTACAAATCAATGATAATCTACAATTTCAACTTCATAGGCACCATTAGAACGCCATTCAAAACAAATACGAAACTGGTCATTAATGCGAATAGAATATTGACCTTTACGTTCTCCTTTCAATGCTTCTAAACGATTTCCCGGAGGACTGCGCAAGTCTTTGAGATCAACTGCTTTATCCAACATAAACAATTTCCTTTGGGCTATACGTACTAGAGTTGCGGGAAAACCTTTAGGTGGATTGCCTTCTAAAAGATCTTTACACCGCTTATCCGCAGAAGATTCAATCACCAAGTCACCTTCATTCGTTCTTTTGCGTATCATAACATGATACCAATCTAAAGAAAAGGATAAATGTTGAAAAATATTTAAAAACAGGAGCGGAAATGAATAAGAAAACGCGTAAGGGTTTATCGCTTCGTGCGTTTGCGAAAAAGATGGGTGTGTCTCCTAATGCAGTTGTTTCTCGTTTCAAAACAGGAAAATTTGATCATGCTCTTTTTGAAGATGGTTCTATTAATGAAGTACTTGCAGAGGCTATCTGGAATGAGAATCCCACAAAGCGCCCTTACGCACTTTTATCACCGGATGGTCAACCGCGTGCAAAGATAAAGCAAAGCTCTGTCGAGGGAGCCAATGAATACAAGATTAAACTGGAGCGAATGCAAGTTGCCCTTGAAAGCGAGAAGATTGCTCTTGAACGCTTACGCGAAACAACCGTTGACCGTGAAGAAGTGAAGAGAGCAGCGCGTGAGTTTGGAAGAGCACACCGTGACGCCATGTTGAATTTTCCTCATCGATTTGGTGCAAGCATTGCCGCACAGGTTGGATGTGATGCTGCAAGCCTAATCGGTGCCATTGATTATTACATACGAAAGGCTTTGCTTGAAGCTGTTCATATTCCCGTTCCTTATCATGATCCCCAACCTCCAGAATGAGAGAGTTTTGGGACGAGCAAAGAATGAATAATGGATGAGAATACTGTTACAGAATTTTTCGCCCATGCCAATGATGCAAGACAACCGGACCCACCGTATACGGTTTCCCAATGGGCGGACAAAAATAGATACCTTAGCACGGTAGCCAGTGCTGAACCTGGATTGTGGAAAACAAAGCGGACCCCCTATTTGCGCGAAATCATGGATAACCTTTCCTCTTACGTGCCTATTGAAACAACCATTGTCATGAAAGGAGCGCAGGTTGGCATGTCTGAAGCGGGATTGAATTTCTGCGGTTATGCTATTCATTATAGTCCAGGACTTGCTCTTTATGTCATGCCCACGGTTGAGACAGCCAAAAAGCTTTCAAAGACGCGGCTTGATCCCATGATTATGGCAAGTCCAGTTTTAAGTGAACGCATAGCTCCAGCGCGAGCACGTGACAGTGGTAATACCATGTTTTCGAAAGAATTTGATGGTGGAGCGTTAATGCTTACAGGAGCAAACAGTGCAGCTGGTTTGCGTTCTATGCCTATTCGTTATCTGATCCTCGATGAAGTGGATGGTTATCCTCTCAGTGTCGATAACGAAGGTGATCCGGTGATGATTGCGGAAAAGCGTACCTCAACCTTTGTACAACGAAAGATCTTTAAATTGTCCACACCCACCCACCGTGACACAAGCCGTATTGCAAAGGATTTTGTGCTAGGAGACCAGCGATATTACAACGTACCTTGTGATGCATGTGGTACACTACAGCCGATTGTTTGGTCACAAATCAAATGGCCGAAAGGGGCTCCCGAAAAAGCTGTTTTTGTTTGTGCGCATTGTGGTCATGAACATGCCGAGCACCGAAAAACAGATCTCATGTGTGAAGAAAGAGGCGCATGCTGGGTCCCCACCAGTGAGACAAGCAGACCCAATTTGCGCTCTTATCATATTTCGGCACTTTATTCTCCTTGGCTAACGTGGGGGGAATGTGCAAGAGAGTTTTTAAATGCTAAGGATGATCCAGCTCTTCTACAGCCTTTTGTCAATACAGTGCTTGGAGAGCCATGGGAGGACAGAACAGGCGAAGTTATTGATCCAGACAGTCTCTATGCAAAACGCGAAGAGTATCCTTTAGCACCAGAACAAGCCGTCGTGTTGACAGCAGGCATTGATGTACAAAATGACCGTTTAGAACTTGAAGTGGTGGGGTGGGGGCGTGGAGAAGAAAGTTGGCATATTGATTATCAAGTGATCCTTGGTGATCCCTCTTCTTTTGAAGTGTGGGACCAATTGGATGAATATCTTGCAAAACGCTGGCCGCATTCAGGCTATAAAGAGGGTATCAAGATAACAGCAGCTTGCATTGATACCGGTGGTGGACATACACAGGCAGTTTATAATTATGTACGCCCGCGTGAGGGGCGGCGTATCTGGGGTATTAAAGGACAGGCGGGATGGCGTGCGGTATGGCCACGCCGACCAAGCAGAAACAATAAAGGACAGATTAATCTTTATATTGTTGGGGTTGATGCCGCGAAAGATATCATTACAGCACGGTTTAAAAAATCGGGTCCTGAAGCAACGGGAGCTGGTGCAACACACTTTCACAAAAGCCTTGACCTGGAATATTTTGACCAGCTAACCGCTGAAAGAAAAGTCATCAAATATTTTAAAGGCTTCAAGCGTATCGAATGGCAAAAAAGTGAAAAGGCAAGAAACGAAGCCTTGGATTGTAGGGTCTATGCTTATGCTGCTTTACAAGGTCTGATTTCGGCAGGAATAAACCTTAACCGAGAAGTCGATATCTTAGAAGAGCGTTTGGAAAAACTTAAAATTGAAGGCGCTTTAGAGCAGCCAATATCAGAACATGTGCCCTCTCCTTCTCCAAGAAGATCTCAGACAGCACAGCCTAAAAAGAAGCCATTCAGAACAATGATAAATCCTTATATGCGAGGGGATTGGAGGTAATTTATGCGTACAGACTTGAACCAAGTAAACAGCAAAATTGACAGACTGGAAAGTTTAAAAAGGCGGCGTGAACAAATTGAAGAGGCTCTTTATTCGGGAGCACAATCGGTACGCCATGGCGATAAGCAAGTCAGCAACCGCTCTGTTGAGGAACTGCGCAGAGCTCTTGAAATGATCAATACGCAAATAGCGGACCTTGAAGGGCGCAAAGGTTCACGCATGTTCTATTTTAATATCTCACGAGGCTATTAATGGCTGGATTTTTCAATAAACTCACAGGCTTTTTTAAAATTTCTCGTCAACACAATCCCCATTTTGAAGCGGCAAGCAAAAGCCGCCGTATGAGTGGTTTTGCCCCTGCAAAAAAACATATCAATAAAGCGATTGAAGAATGTGGTGATACCATTGTTGCTCGTTCAAGATGGCTTTATGACAATGAATCTCTTTATGGGGCTGCAACGGAGGAATGGGTATCAGCGGCGGTTAGTGATGGGATTAAACCTTATCCTCGCATTGAAGGCTTCCAAGAAGAAAAGAAAAAGCTTTTAAACTTATGGTGGCAATGGGTTGATGAAGCAGACTACGATGAAGATGCCAGCTTTTATGGTCTGCAAGCAACCATTGCACGAGAGGTCTTTTTAACCGGCGAATGCTTTGTAAGATTGCATTATGTTGACCTTTATGGGCGCTCTGGTGTGCCTCTTCAGTTGCAAGTTTATCCCACTGAAATGCTGGACCTTACTTACAATGGACCTGCTGAGATTGAAGGCAATTACATTCGTATGGGAATTGAATTCGATGCCAGTGGTAAGCGCGTTGCTTATCATTTCTGGAAACATCACCCCTATGATGATTGCCCTTTCAACACAGTCTTTGAAAGTCAAGAACGCATACGTGTGCCTACTGAAATGGTCATTCATATCAAAGAGCGCAGGATTGCCGGACAATTGCGCGGTTCTCCAAAAATAACGCGCTGTATGACAAAAATCTTTCAACTCGAATCCTATGATGATGCAGAACTTGAACGAAAAAAACAGCGGCTCTTTTTGCAGTGTTTATTACAGGGAAGGAATCTCATGAGGCAGAGTTAGAGGACAATCGTGAAAAAACGAAAATTGAACAGAAGGTGGAAAAGAAGATTGAAGAGGTCCCCGAAGAGCATCCAATTTACCCTGGCTCGGTTAACGTGGTCGATGGCGAAAAACAAATTACATTCTCAAATCCTGTTGAAGTTAGTGGTTCTTATGAGGCTTTTCAGTATCGTAATATTTTAAAAATTTGTTCTGCTCTCAATATGCCTTATGCCGTTGTGACAGGGGATGTTACGCGGGGGAACTTCTCCAATGTGCGAACCTCTATCATTCAGTTTAGACGGCATGTCAAACAATGGCGTGAACATATCATTGCCTTTCAGTTTAACCGCATTGTGTGGGAGCGTTTTGTTGAAATGTCCGTACTTTCTGGACGCGTTCACTTATCCGGATGGGAAGAAAATCCCTTGCCATGGCTTCAATGTGAAAGCTTTGCGCCCCCGCTTGAAATGATTGATCCCAATAAAGATATTTCGGCAGAAAAAGAAGAAATCCGTACAGGTTTGAAAACACGACGCATGGCACTAGCCGAGCGCGGCTTTGATATCGACAGCATTCATGCCGAACTTGAGGAAGAGCACACAGATGCTCGTGCACGCGGCTTATCTTTTGACACGGATATGGCAGCGCCTTCTGGTGAAAATCAAGCGATTGATGATGAAGATTCAGACTCTTCTGAGAGTTATGAAAGCAACCAAGGCAGCGAGGCACACAAAAATGGTGAATAATCTTGATATGCCGTTTTTGGCATCACGGCTTTTTGGGGTTCCACACATGCTTGCCTCCACAAAGCTTGATATCATCCTTAATGCTCTTGCACCGCGCCTTTTTGCAGGGGAAAAGTTTCCAGTTAAAGCCTTATCACAAGATGATGCTACGGCTTTAAGACCAGTTGAAGCCTATGTGGTACAAAACAATGTTGCCATAATACCCGTTCACGGCACGCTTGTACGCCGCAGTGCGTGGCTTGGTGCACTCTCAGGCTTAACGTCTTATGAGGGTTTAAGCGCCTCTTTTCGTGAAGCTATTCAACAACCTGATGTTCATGCTGTCTTGCTTGATATTGACAGTGGTGGTGGAGAAGCCGGTGGAGTGTTTGACCTTGTTGAAGAGTTTAAAGCACTTTCAAAACAACACAACAAACCTCTTTGGGCACATGCGAATGAATTTGCATGCTCATCGGCTTATGCCATTGCTTGTTCTGCCTCTCAAATCTGGGTCGCACGCACAGGGGTTGTGGGCTCCATTGGTGTGGTTTGTGCGCATCTTGATCAATCAGGCGCTGATGAAAAAAGCGGATATAAATGGACGTTTGTTTTTGAAGGCGATCACAAAGTTCATGGCAATCCTCACGAGCCTTTAGCAGAGAGGGCTTTTCAAAAAATGCAAGCAGATTGCGCGCTGCTCTATGACATGTTTGTCGATTTGGTAGCGCAAAGCAGATCCATGAGCGCTACTGCAATTCGTGAAACAAAAGCAGAAACTTTTATTGGGTCTCAAGGCATAGAGCTTGGATTAGCGGATGCGCAGGGCACCCTCGCACAAGCCTTGGAAGCCCTAGAGGCTTCCCTTTCATCACCCCCAATGTCAACAGCAAAAGAAGGACAAAATATATGGCACGCACAAGATATCGAATTGAAGAAAATGAAGATGAAAAGATCATCGAAATCATCAATGAAGATGAAGAAAAAGAAGAAGAAGCCGATACCGACATGGATACAAACACCGAAGTCTTTGACGACCAAGACCAAGAAGATGAAGAAGACGAAGACAACGAAGAAAAGGACGAAGATGTAAGGGCTATCCTTGCAAAAGAAAGAAGACGTGCTGGGGCGTTAACAGCCCTTGAAAAACAAGCCCAAAGTTTGGGTGTTTCTTTTAATGCCGCACAAGCAATTAAAAACGGCATGAGCTTAGAAAAAGCAAAAAAGATTGTTTTAGACACTGCCGTATCCAGAAGCACCTCTTTGAAACTATCTCCTATTGCTCCCCATGGTGATGGGACGAGCAAGGGAAAAATTCATACAAAATGGGAAACAATTTGGAAGGGAATAAAATGAGTCAAATTTTTTATGAAGACATCCGCAATGGCGCTTATCTTGGACCCTACGATCCGGATATGTCAAACGAAGAAGTGGTTTTTGCATCAGGAGCATTCATTGAAGCTGGAACTGTCATGGGAAAAATTACAGCATCACAAAAATATACCCCCCTTAATCCAGCAGCATCAGATGGGAGTCAAATCCCTGCTGGAATTTCTTTTGCCACTGTTGATGCCTCTCAAGCCGATCAACGGGCCGTGATGACAGCACGCTTATGCACTGTAAAGGCTTCTGAACTGCTATGGCCAGATGCCATTACGGACGAGCAAAAAAATGCTGCCATTCAGTCTCTCGAAAACCATAACAACATTCTATTGCGATAGGAGAATGCGCACATGGATATGAATTTTTTTAAACATGATGCTTTCTCAGCCACGACCATGATGAAAGCGATTGAAAACTATGAGTTTCAACCGGGTCTTATTAGTTCTCTTGATCTTTTTGAGGAAGTGGAAACAAGCACCACAGTGGTTGATATTGAAAGACGTGACAATACATTGTCCTTGATTCAAACCAGTGAACGTGGCGCCCCCTTGGCAGAAGGTGACAGAGAGAGGCGTAATCTTCGGTTTTTCAAAACAACACGGATTGCCAAAAGTGACACGGTGAAATCAGAAGAAATCCAGAACCGGCGTGAATTTGGGACAGAAGATCAACTCGAGACGGCAATGAAATATATTGCCAGAAAACAAAAGAAACTGATTTCTGAAATCGAATTGACATGGGAAAACATGCAACTTGGCGCTGTTCAAGGGGTAGTACTTGATGCCGATGGCTCTGTCATTGTCGATTGGTACAAGGAATGGGAAATCGCACCACCAAAGCCGATTGACTTTAAATTAAATAATGAGACAACCAATGTTGCGGACCATGTTGATCAAGTCATTATGAAAATGATTGAAGTTTCAAAGGGAGCGTTTTCTGATCGTTCACGCATTATTGGGCTTTGTGGAAATGAATTTTTCTCCAAATTAAAAAACCATAAAACAATTCGTGAGACTTATCTCAACACAGCTCTTGCACAAACGTTGAATAGTGCCGGAGGTATTGCAACACCAAGCACTATTGGTTCGGGGAGCTTTGGTAGTTTTGACTTTGCGGGCATCACTTTCATTAATTACCGGAGTATTCACAACTATAATGTGAGTGCGAAGGCTGGAACAAAGCGCGCCATAGGTATTAAACCTGATGAATGTCAATTCTTTCCCATGGACGCCCCTGGTGTGTTTCAAAAAACCTTTGCACCGGGAGAAAGTTTGGATTTTGCCAACACGGTTGGAAAACCGCTCTACACCATGTTGATCGTTGATAACGACCGTAATGCATGGGTAAAACCGGAGGTATACAGCTATCCGCTTTATATTTGCACGCGTCCTGAAATGCTCTTTAAAGCGGTAAGTGGAGGGAAATAACATGCGATGGCACGGGTTGCTTAATAAAATGATTCAAGATGTGCGCAACACCTTTGGGCAACCCGTCATCTGCACTGCAAGATATTGATTTATAATGATAATTCACTGTTTTGTATGTTGAATGAGAGTCTCGAATAACGTAAGATTCTCTCATTCCAAACCTGTTTATGTTGAATCAATCAAAACTACTCACTTGCACCTCACAAGTGGGATGAGTGTGTGGATTAAATTTGTATAAGAAAGGACTAAAAATGGCTCTTATGAACCGTCTTAATGCAAGGACTGTCGCAACATTAGGGGCTGGCAAATATAATGATGGTGCCGGCTTGCTCCTTCATAAGCGTGAAGATGGTGGTGCTCAATGGATTTATCGTTATACCATTCATGGGCGCCGTCGTGAAATGGGCTTGGGTGCCTTAAGAGATGTCTCTTTAAAACAAGCCCGTGAATTGGCAACTGGGTGGCGCTCTGTTTTACGTGAGGGGCGTGACCCTATTAAAGAACGCAATAAACAAAAGCGTGAAGCAATAAGCAATCTTCATTATCTCAAAGACATTGCTTTAGAGACTTTTGAAAGTCGTAAAGCTGAATTAAAAGGAGATGGGAAAAATGGGAACTGGTTTCTACCCTTAAAACTTCATGTACTCCCCAAATTAGGCTGTCTTCCCATTTCAGAGATTACACAAACAGAGATACGCAATACGCTTGCCCCCATATGGCATACAAAAGCAGGAACAGCAGAGAAAGCACTCATTCGTCTTAATCTTTGTCTCAAACATGCGGCTGCTTTGGGTTTGGATGTTGATTTACAAGTCACAGCCAAAGCACGCGCTCTTTTAGGGAAACAACGCCATAAAACGCAAAACTTTCCAGCTATGGATTGGAAAGATGTGCCGGCTTTTTATCAAACACTTTGCCAAACAACAACCCTCACACAACTGGCTTTGCGTTTGCTTATTCTGACAGGTGTTCGTACCAATCCTTTGTGTCGTATGCATAAAGATCAAGTTGATGGAGATATATGGACAATCCCTGCTGAGAATATGAAAGGAAAGCGGGATGCTACAACAGAGTTTCGCGTCCCTTTATCAACAGAGGCATTAGAAATTTTGAAACAAGCGCGCCTGCTTTCTCGCAATGATTTCTTTTTCTCTGCAACCGGTCGAGGTCCCCTTAGTGATAAATGTATGGCAAAATATATGAGAAAAATTGGTCTTAAAGCCTGCCCCCATGGTTTTCGCTCTAGTTTACGCAATTGGCTCGCTGAAACAACCGATGCTCCCTATGAGGTCGCTGAAACCATTCTAAGTCATACGGTCGGGGGTAAAGTAGAGCGTGCCTATCGTCGCACTGACTATTTAGAACAGCGCCGTGTTTATATGGATAAATGGGCTGCTTATGTCACCGGTCAAACTTAAGAGATGGGGTATTTTACCCCATAATCTGTGGATAACTTTTTCTCTCTATTTTCTCATATTGTATCATTAAGAATCATCAAGATTCAATTTTAAAAATACATGATAAAAGACTGTTTTTTATAGATAATATTACTTTTCAATCCTGCAGAAATATGGTTAATAAGTGGTTATGATTTGTTTACAATTTGTGTTCTGAAAGGATTTTTAAATGACCGAAAATGATACTCTTCTCACAGACCGTGAAAGTGCAAAATTGCTCCATATGAGTGTTTCAACATTCCGCCGTCATGTGACAAACGGTGTTTTACCAAAACCCTTAAAGTTTGGTTTTTTGTCGCGTTGGTTACAATCTGATCTTCACGGTGTGATTGAGAAAGCAAAAAACAACCGTAGCAACAACGCTGCATAAAAGAAAACCTTGTCACGTAAGGACGGACAAGGCTCTTCATTACTTATCAAATTATGAATAGCAAAATCCGTCCTGTGACGCAAGATCATAGGATAAAAAAATGTATTCTTATACACATGCTGCGGGCATAACACGTGCCTTGCATGGTGTCTGGCATGGGCATTATGGACTTGCCCATTGCCCTGCTCATGATGATAGCACTCCTAGTTTAGCTCTTACTTATGGTTATAATGGTCAATTATTATTTCATTGTCATGCTGGCTGCTCTTTTGAACAGATCATCAAAGCTCTTAAAAACATTGGTCTTGTTGATACACAAGCATGTTTTGAAAATGCTTATGGTCAAAACCTCTCTTTATCGAAAAAATTC